GTCTGCGAGCGTCGTCGCGCCCGCGATGGCGAAATCGATCGCATCGGTGCTGATCGATTGCACGCCGCCTTCGGTCGCCCGCACGAAGCCGGCGCGCCCCTGATCCTGCTCGGCGAGCCAGTATAAAGAGTCGCCGTCCGAGGCGAGCGCCCACGGACCGACGATGCCATAGGGAATCACCGCGCCGGGATAGGGGACGAAGGGGACATCGGGGTCGCCGCTGTCGTACACGATTTGCGTCGTCTCGCTGCCGATGCACCACACGCGATCGCGGAGCACCGTCATCGCCACGAGGTTGTCACTGGTCTGCGAGCGCGCGAAGAAGTCTAACGCGTCCCAGTTCGAGCCATCTTCGAGCGCACTGAAGTAGACGCGCACGGTGTCGGCTTCGAGCAACAGGAAATACCCGTCGATGAAGCCGGTCATCACGGGCAGGTTCGTGAGCGGCAACGCAATCGGCGCGGTGAAGGTGTTCGTGTCGAGGTCGATGATGGCGAGCTGGCCGCCGCCGCAGATGGCGAGCTGTTCGCCGCCGCGGCCGTTGCTGGCGAAGCTCACCGGGTTCCCGTCATTCGGAATCGTCCCGAGCGCCGTCGCCGTGTTCGCGGTCAGATCGAGTTCGTAGAGCTGCGTCCCCACGACCGCCCACGTGCGGCCATCCTCACTGAACAGACCACGGCATGGCGTCGTGCCAACCTCGAGCCGACGCACGAGGCCGGGCGTGGGCCAGAGCACTTTCTGTTTTGGATTGCTCGCGGAGGCGATCGTCGCCGGATACAGATTCACGCACGCTTCGGCGTCCAGCGTCGGACTGCGTGCGGTATAGGCGCCGCCGATGAAGGCGGGCCACAAGGTGGTGGGCATGGCTTACGAGGGCTGCGCGGGCGCAAAGGTCACGTGGACTTCCTGCAACGTCAGGACGGTCGTATTGCTCGCCGTGATATTGCCCACGGCGCAGAGAAAGTTGTTCGCAGTCGCCCACGTCACGGAGGCATTCGCCACATAGACGGTCGATTGCACGGTGGTGGACCCTTCCCACCATTCCATTTCGTGCAACGAGGCCGTCGTGGCATCGAGGCGCGTGAGCGTGGCATGCGCCCACCACGAGACGGTGCCGGTATTCGACGCGCTGCTATGGATGACGACACTCTGCCCGCCCGTAAACGTGCCGCTCGAGGTCGAGAACGCGCTGTAGCCGAGATTGCACGAGACGTTTTTATTGTCGGTCGTGGCGGCCCCGACGAGCACCACGACATCGATCTGGAGTTGATCGCCCGCCGTCGTGAGCGTATTGGCCGGCAGCGCATAGGCCGTCGAGGTGACCCAGGTCGTGGACCCGCCCGTCGTCGCCGCCGCCGGGCGTTGCCAATAAATCGTGCCCATCGGCCGATAGACCTGCGTCCCGGTGCCGGCGAGGAATTCAGTGCGCGCGACCTGTCCCGCGCGGCCGGTCATCGCCGTGAGATTCGCCCCGCCGGTCACCGACGCCGTGGCGCGCACCCGCACGCGCTGAAACCCCACGTTCGCAATGGCATATTGCCCGGTGGTCGTGGTGCTGATCGCCGCGGCGCCGGTCGAGAGATTCGTCGCCAGCACACTGAACCATGACGTGCCATCGGCGGTCGCCTCGAACGTGAGCGTGCCGGTGTAGGTGCCCTGAATCTGAATCGTGAGCGTCGAGGCCGTGCCGACGTTCCACGTCGCGCAGGCCGTGGGCGCGGTGACGCAGGCCGTGCCGCTGTCGATGACGGTGATGGCTTGCGGCGAGGGCTGAAGGACTTGCGCGCCGACCGAGGCCGCGAGGGTGAGGAGTGCGACGAGGCACGCGATCTGTTTCATTCAGCGACTCCAGAGCTGGTCGGTCAGGATGTCGTAGCGGGTGGCGCCGACGAACGCATTCTGCATGGCGTCCGTTTTGATGTTCGCGCGTTTGAGGAGCATCAGACTCCGCATCGCCTTCGCGGTGAGCGTCGCGGGCGGCTCGCGGCTGTACGGCGTCGCCAGCGCCAGCGCGAGATTGTAGACAAGCGCGTTCCGATAGCCCGGCGGCACCTGATACGCGGTCGTCAAATCCCCGAATGTCGTCAACGCCTGATCGAGATACAGCACCGGGCGATACGTCGTCACGTTCGGGACCGGCCAGTAGTACAGCGCGCCGAGGCCATCCACGAACGTCGGATTGTAGAAGCATTGCCGCGGCAGCGGGCCGGGCAGCGATTTGATCGTGAGCGTGGCCCATGCGCCGGGACTGAGCACGCCGACCGGATATTCCAGATCGTTCTGCACGAGCGCCGCACGGCGGATCGCCTCGCTGTTCACCGGGCGTACGCAGTCGAAATCGCCGCCGGGACCAACGGTATAGGGATGCAGCGGCCCGCCCTGGCCGACGACGAAATCGAACACGCTGCGGACGAGCGCCGGAATGGTGAAGCGGTCATTGACCCAATCGCCGAGCATCCCGTTCAGCGTGTCGAGGCCGAGCTGTGCGTCGCTGTTCGGGATCGACTCGCCCGGCATGAACACGTTCAGTTCATAGAACGCCGCCGTAATGAGCGTCAGCGCGGGCACGGCGCCGGCAGCCGGCCCACCCGCCGTCGGGCGGACGACGCCCGCGGCGACGAGCGACCACGAGGCGAGCGTCGTGCCCGCGACCGAGATGCTGTCGACCGTGCCGGCGGTGAGCACGAGCGTATAGGTCGTGTTCGCCGTGTAGAACGTGGCGTCGGCGCTCGTGTCGATGGTGACGAGGTGCAGGCCGGTGGTGCTGTCGAAATCGACGGTGAGCGAGACGCCGGCACCAGATTCGACCGCCGAGCCGTCTTTGTAGACGCGGACCGCGCCGCCAGCCAGCGTGATCGGCGCGCTCGTCAGCGACTTCGTGTTAAAAAACTTGGACACTTCATCGCCGACGGTGAACGTGCCGAGGGCTTCGCTCATGACTGAACCAGCATGGCTCCGCTGTTGGTGCTGCTCGCCGAGGCCGCCTGGCTGAGTGCGGCGCCGGTCGACCCCGCGGTGCCGTGGTCGCCGACGGCTTCATCCCAGACCGCATCGGCAATCTCGGCCGTGGTCGGCGGCGTGCTCCCGGCGATGGTCGTCGCGCTCAGATTCACGGTGGTGCTCGGACTGCCGATATTGGCCCAGTCGAGGCCCGCTTCGCCCGTCGCGCTCACGTCGAGCGTGCGCCCCGCCGTGGTCGATTGCAGATACCCCGGCGCCGAGGCGGCGAACAGGGCATCGTAAACGACTTCCTCGAGCACGGTGAATTTATCGAAGACGGGGAGCGCGCCGCTGACGACGACCGACACGTCGAGCTCTCCGACGGTTGCGCTGTCGGTACTATCGAAGGTGACGCCATAGACGCCGTTGACGCGATGCGTGCCGCCGCCGCTGTTTTTGTTGGCGCTGGCGCCGCCGTTCGCCACGAGCTTGATGTCGGTGTTGGCGATGGTGAGGCCGGTCTGTGGCGTGAAAAAGTCGGTGGACGACAGGAACGGTCCCAAGGCGCGCGATTGACTCGCAGACGACTGACGAAGAAACCCAGGCATCTACGCGGCCTGCTGGCGCAATTGCGCGTAATAGGTCGTCGGCGCGCCCGTCACGGCCGGACTGACGCCACCGCCGAGGAACAGATAGGTGCGCTGCGTGTCGGTATACAGCGCCGCATACGGCTCCGCGCTCCACCACCGGCACAGCGGATCGGACCACTGCACGGCGCTGATCTGAAAGAAATTGATTTGCTGGAGATCGCCCGAGGTGCCGAGCGAGAACGTGCCCTGATTGAGATACAGCGAGACCGTGTTGTCCGCGGTGCGCGTCACGGCCGTCGCTTGACTGGCGACTTTGACGCCGTTTTGCCAGATCGCCATGCCCAAACGCCCAGCGGTGAAAATCCACCGTTCGGGGACCGTCGTCGAGAAGGAGAGGCTGGCGACGGAGAGACGATGCGTGCCGCTCTGCCCGCCATAATCCCAATACACGGTGCCATCGGAGAAGGGCACCGTCGCTTCGATGACTTCGTTGGACGCGATCGCATTCGCGTAGTTGAACAGAAAGCCCGTCCGCAACGTGGTATCGAGCTTTCGCCGAATCACGGCGATCGTGCAATCGCCGAGGGGCAGCCCGGTATCGCCGGTCCCGAGGGTGAGATAGTCGGAGGTGGCCGCGAAGTGAAAGGCGCCGCCCTCGCGGTTGCTGTTCCAGGTCGGGGTGCCGGTTTTCGTGACCGTGCGCGGGCGTGAGGATCCGAGGATCAGCGTCGGCAATCCGGTCAGTTCGTTGAACAGCACATCGAACACGACGCCGGTCCCGAGCGGATGCGCCTGATTGACCTGCGCCCCGAGGGGCGGTTTCAGTTCGCCGTGGCTGAACCAGCCGGCCATCAGGCGGTACTCAAACTGGTGACGGTATCGCCCGTCACGGA